AAAAGTACGAGAAAGGAGAAAGTAATTGACACCCAAAATTAGGCAGACATTAGCCGATAGGCTTAAACAAAAGCTGGACGAAAAGGGCATGACACATGAACTGTTAGCCTACAAAATGGGCTATGAGCCAACAATTGTAAGCAGAATTTTACATCAAAAGACATTTCCGAGGGATAACGCTTTATTGAGCCTTGCAGAAGCGTTGGAAGTATCGCCTGAATGGTTGTTAGGGCTAGAGCCTGAAATACAGCCAGTCAAATTGATTGATGAAATTTTGCATGAGGTAAGCACAAAAGAAACAGTCTGTGAAGTTATGGACTACTTAGAAGATTTAAAGAAAAAGTACGAAAGATAAATCTCAAAGCACCACCGAGATTAGATTTTTGGAACAGATACCGAAAGGAGAAAACTTAATATTTATGGCAAAAGCAATAAGAATAGACGCAGATATTTTTGACAATGAAAAGTTCTTATTCATTGAAAGTTTGGAAAATCGTGATGAAATAATCGTCTTGTATTTCAAAATGCTGATAAAGGCTTATAAAAACGGCAATGGTGGAACAATCAAATTTGATTGGACTGACTTAACAGACGAAGTTTTAGAAACGATTTTCCGTACCAGTAACATCAAAGAGAAAATAAAAGTTCTCGAAGATTTACATATGATAGAGCGAGAGAAGAAAGCAATTAAAGTATTTAATATAAACACGAAAGTATTTCAAGGACGTGATAGAAACTGTGAAAATTACAGACTGTGGCGAACAAGTGTTTTTGAACGTGATAATTATAAATGCCAAGGTTGCGGAACTTCTAAGGATTTACAAGCACATCATATTGAACACTGGAAAGATTGCGTTGATAAGAGATTTGATGTAGATAACGGAATTACACTTTGCAAGAAGTGCCATTTAAAAGCACATGGAGGAAAATGGAATGGCTAATAAAAGAATGTTTACCATGAAAATTGTTGATAGTGACGCATTTTTAGATATGCCACTATCAAGTCAATGTTTGTATTTTCACTTAAATATGAGGGCAGATGATGACGGATTTGTTGATAACCCAAAAAGAATTATAAAAATTGTCGGTGCGAGTGAAGATGATTTGAAATTACTGATTGTGAAACACTTTTTACTTTGCTTTGAAAATGGAGTGATTGTCATAAAGCATTGGCGTATGCACAATACCTTATCTAAGGGGAGATACCATGAAACACAATATACTGATGAAAAGGCAAGTTTGAAACTTAAAAACAATGGTTCATATTCGCTAAACAATGGTGGAAAAATTGATGATACTAACCTCATTGAAATGTTTAGCGGAGAACAAACGGAGAACAAACGGAGAACAAATGGAGAACAAATGGAGAACGCAGATATAGATTTAGAATTAGATAAAGATAAAGGTATAGATAAAGAATTAGAAGAAGAAAAAGAAAATAGTGTAAACACTATTTATTCTTGTTCGGAGCTAAAAGACTTAGCTCACGAACAGCAACAGCCAGTGATTGAAATTATCTTAAACGATAAATCACTTTATCCAATCTATCAAAAAGATATTGATGAGTGGTTCGAGTTATATCCAGCAGTTGATGTTATTCAAGAACTGCGGAAAATGAAAGACTGGTGTAACAGCAATCCGCAGAAACGAAAAACAAAAGGTGGGGTAAGACGTTTTATTTCAGGGTGGCTATCAAAAGCACAAGATAGGGGCGGTACACACAACACTGGTAATGCCTATATCGACAGCATTAAGAACAGAATTAGCGAGGTGGATAACTGGAAATGACAAAAGACGAGTTTAAAATAATCGTCAAGGGGCTAAAGGCGGTTTACACAGAGCCGTCATTTATCCCTGATAACTACGCATTTGACGTGTGGTACGCACTTTTAAAAGACCTAGACTACCAAACAGTCAGTAAAGGTATACAAAAGTACATGATGAGCAACAAGTACACCCCGAAGCCGTCAGACATAAGGGAACAGTGCATGGAGTTTATGCAAGAACCACAGTTGAACGAAATGGAAGCGTGGAGCTTGGTTAGTAAGGCATTGCGAAACGGCTACTATGGTGCAGAACAAGAGTTTGAAAAACTACCACCGCTAGTACAGAGGGCAGTCGGACAGCCTAGCAACTTGCGACAATGGGCTACAACAGACATTGACAGTATAGAGAACGTCATACAGTCAAACTTCTTGCGAACCTATAGGGCGGTGCTTAACAGGGACAAGGACAAGCAGAAACTAAACGCAAGCCTTAGACATCAATTGCCTGAAAGGGAGTTCTACAAAGCCGACACGCAAAACAGCATTGAGCAGAAAACCGACTACAGCGATTGTGTACCAATGCCAGTTGAGATTAAAGAACGACTTAAACAACTACAATAGTCCTAGAACGTCAAATTTGCCACCTAGGACATTCAGAAAGTGCAAAGTTGAGGATTTTACCACCGACAAAATAAAATGTCTTAGAAAGCCTTACAGGACTTCACAAGGGCATATGCGAAAATGAGCGAAGTTTGGTTGAAGTTGTGAGTGAAGTTGTGTGAAGTAAATTAGTCTAAACTAATCAAAACTTCGTGTAAGCGATTTTAAGACAAGAAAAAGTAACAAGTGAATAAATTATCAAAAGAGCGAATAAAACAGCTTCTAGGTACGCTAGAGCGTGTCAGAGGGGCATTGTAAACGAATGGAAAGGAGTAAGGAGATTTGACTAGTCACCAAAGGTATACCTTTTACTCCGAGAATAAGAAAATGGAACAGCATAAAAAGAAAATCAAATGTGAGATATATAGGGATTCAATGCAGAATTATAAAAAATACGCAATTCCACCAGCCCAACTTATCATAGCAGACGTGCCATATAATGTTGGAAATAACTTCTATGGGAGCAATCCTATGTGGTATGTAGGTGGAGATAATTCCAACGGAGAAAGCAAATTAGCGGGAAAATCAGCTTTTAATTCAGACTTCAATTTTAATCTTTACGAGTATTTTCATTTTTGCTCAAAGATGTTGAAGAAAGACGATAATAAGCCAGTTCCAAGAGGTAGAAGTTCAAACAGCCCATGTATGATTGTATTTTGCAGTTTTGAGCAAATGAGTACGCTTATTGACGCTAGTAAGAAGCATGGTTTTAACAACTACATTCCGTTGGTATTTGTGAAAAATTACAGCCCACAAGTGCTAAAAGCAAACATGAGGATAGTCGGTGCGACAGAATACGCACTAGTTCTATATCGGGATAAGCTACCAAAATTCAGAAACGGAGTACAAGTTGATGAAAACGGTAAAAATATCCGAGGAACGGGCAGAATGGTCTTTAATTGGTTTTCGTGGGAGAAAGACGGTAAGGACATACCGAAAATACACCCAAGCCAAAAGAGCGTGAAAGTTTTGAAACAGCTTATAGAAATTTTCACAGACGAGGGAGATGTAGTCATAGACCCTTGTTGCGGTTCAGGAACTACATTACGTGCAGCATACGAACTAGGCAGAAGTGCTTATGGGTTCGAGATTGACCGAAATTTCTACGAGCGAGCAAAGAATGAAATGCTAGTTTTTGAAAAAGACAACCAAATGACGATTGATGATTTTATTTAAGTAACAGAGGGAAATTCAAATGGGAAAACGATTAGACAGAGAATATGAGGTACAAGTGGGTATAAGAATGACCGACCTCAATATTGTGAAAGAAGCACAAGAAAAAGGGCTAGACCCACGTGCAGAACTTGAAAAAGAGGTGAGGAAAAGAAATTTGTCAAAATGTGTAATGCAAATTTCTGATAGCTTGTACAGAGAATGGTATACGGCACTAGGTGAAAATCTGCATACCACAGTAAAATGTATGACACTTTACACGCTCAAAGAAAAGTTTGGCTTTGGTAAGACAAGGCTACAGCGATTTCAGGCTGAATTTGACAACCTAATGCAAAATATCATGGACTTAGACTATATGGGCGAACATTATCTCACCATGACGGATTGTGCGGTGGAACTAAACGAACAGTACGATTTAGGGATTGACATAAATCGAGTAGCAGTTTGCCAAGACAGCCACGATGAGAACAACAGACTTTATCGTGATTATACTGGATTTAAGGGTGCGATAGGTTTATTAAGGAGTGAATTATTTAAAGAGTATGTGGCAGCAGACAAGCTAGAAAATCACATGAATAAGGAGATTGCGAAATGGGAGCAGGAGGGAAAAGGCTAAGAAGTGGGCGAAAGCCGACAATCAACAAAGAAATAACAGAGGAACTGGAACGGCAGGTTATATCGCTGTACAGCCAAGGTTACACACAAACGGAAATATGCGAAATGTCGCAGATAACGTGTTACAAACAGCGAATGATTTTTAAAAAATACAACATAAAGGGGCGTGACAATGCAGAAGTGGCAAAAATGAGAAAAGAACGTCAATTTGCACAAGCAGTCGAACATCAGGAACAGCTTTACTGTGATGACGGCAGACGTGCAATCAACTGTAACAAAGAGGGAAAGATATGCAAGTACCACACGAAAAATTCCGAGTGGAAATGCAACTATATCGGCATGAAAAAGCATATGCGAGGCTGCGACCCGACAATGTGTACGAAATGGCAACCAAAAGAAAGGAGAAAGAAGAATGTGGCACAGGATAAATCCACAGAAAATAAGCTCATATCCGACACCGTATGAGAGAGTGCTAATCCGAACAAATAACGACACTTATACTGGATATGTCAACAGAGATTTTGATGTGTGGTTCATTGACGGATTAGTTGGTTTTAGATTTGATAATGACAAGGTTATAGCGTGGCGAAAATTACCGAAATTCAGACGAAAGGACAATGAGAAAATGACGAAAATACAGCTTTTAGGAACATTCATTGTGTTTATTCTAGGGTTCGTGGGAATGAGTTTTTGGGTAGGTGATGATGAATGATTAACACACAATTATTTCTTTTAATAGCAAGTGTTATTATAATGATAGCCTACATCAAAATCGCACAAATAAAGACTGGAATTTTACGTGTGATGTATGGAATTGTTGCGGTCTTATGGGCGGTTAATGTAGTGGTAAATTTATATTATTATGTGAGGTGAGGGAATGGCAAATAGACACGAGATATGGGAATTGCGACAAATGCAGTCGCTACCGCTAGACGCAAAGATTAAGAAAACCCAACAGCGAATTAAAGAATGGGTTGACGTTTATGGAGAGGACGGAGTTTATGTATCATTCAGTGGTGGCAAAGATAGCACAGTTTTGTTAGATATTGTACGCAAGATGTACCCAAACATTTTGGCTGTATTTTGCAACACAGGGCTAGAGTTGCCAAGTGTTAGAGAGTTCGCACTTTCGCAAGAAAATGTGTTGGAAATCAGACCTAACATGAATTTCAGAGAGGTAGTCACGAAATACGGCTACCCTCTAATCGGCAAAGAAGTTTCCCGAGCATTGTGGGAAAGTAGGCATATAAAAACAGAAAAAACTGGAAAATTTAGGCTAGAGCAATTTCAACTAAATAATGGGTTAAATTTCTATCGAGATTATTCAAAATGGAATTTTCTATTAGAAACACCTTTCGAGTTGTCACACAAATGTTGTGGCGAAATGAAAAAAAAGCCGTTGCATAAAATAAAAGATAAGCAACCCATTACAGCACAAATGGCAGATGAAAGCCTAATGCGTACCTCACAATGGCTACAAAAAGGGTGTAATGCGTTTAATACTAAAAATCCAAGAAGTAATCCCATGTCATTTTGGCTAGAAAACGATATTTTAACATATATCGTGAAACATGATTTACCAATTTCAAAAGCGTATGGAGAAATCGCCAGAGATTATGAAAAAGACGGACTTTTGCAAGGACAGACTGATTTATTCAGCGAATGTGGCTTAAATTGTAATTATAAAACTACAAAATGTCAGAGAACAGGCTGTTGCTTTTGTGGTTTTGGGGTTCAACACGATACTGGGCGATTTGTATTGTTAGCAGAGCAAGAACCTAAACTATGCGATTATGTAATGCGTGGCGGTGCGTTTGACACAGACGGAATGTGGAAACCGACAGTAGACGGAATGGGTTATTGGTTCGTGCTGGAATGGCTAAATGTACATGGAAATTTACAGATTGGCATACCTAATAAGGAATACTACCTAGAGAAGTACCAAACAGACAAAACAAGGAAATATTTAGAAAAGGAGTAATACCTATCCTAGTGAAACTAGGTTGTATCGTGGAGAAAAGTTATGACGATACGTAAAATAAATCATAGTGGCTAGTAGTTAAAAGCTACACATAGCAATCTAAAATGTTAACCATATCGCTTAGATAGCGTTGTGGTTGGTATGAAAGAATTAAAAATATGTTGGGTAAGTGCAGGTATATCTAGCTTTATGGCAGGATATTTAGCAGGAAATGTTGATGAATGGATTTACATTGACATTCAAGACCAACACCCCGACAGTATTAGATTTATCAAAGATTGTGAAAAGGCAATCGGAAAGGAAATACAGATATTAAAGTCGAGTGAATATAACTGTGTAGAGGATTGTGTTCGTGCTTTTGGTGGTTTTAGAAACCCCTACAATGGATTTGCACCATGTACGAATTATCTTAAAAAGCGTGTCCGTAAGGAATGGGAAGAACAGCACAAGGACTATGAATTAACCTATGTATGGGGATTTGACTTAAAAGAAAAAAATCAGAGCCGAGCGAACCATAGAGGGCAATCTTTCCATAGCCGAGCCAAACTTGAACGTGAGATAGGCTACTCAATCCTAAAGGACAATGACGAAAAACCGATATTTCTTGACGAATTAGAACCAAACAGAGGGAATATGAATACCGAGATATTCCCTGATTGTAGCATTATGTGCTACATAGCAGAGAATGAGAAAAGGAGTGAGTAATGGACACTAGCAAATGGAACAAAATAGAACCGAGAGAAATACCACATAACAGCCCTATTTGGGAAAAAGTTGACACCTCTACATTGCCGTCAGACGGATATAACGAGTGTGCCAGAGTTTTAAACTCATATGTAAGGGCAGAATGTTTAGAATGTAAGCATTATAGCATGAAAAAGCCTTGTTTTGGCTATATAGCTTGCGTACCATGTTTTGAGAAAAAGGAGTAATTAAGAATGACAGATTTATATAATTCCAACACAGATTTTAAAACTTTTGTAGACAAGTATTGCACAAAGCACAATCTGACAGTCGAACAGGCACTTGAACACAAGATTGTGAAACTGTATGCAGATGAGTGCAGGAAATTGAGTGAAAGGAAGTGAAAATGCAATGCTAGTACCAGCAATATGTTATAAAGACGAGATAGAAAGGCTGTTTGCGAGGGAAATATATACGGATAAATATTTCTATTATTCAGGATACGCTCACAGCCACGAACTACCAAATATATCAGCCAAAGATTATGAATACCAATACGCCATAGTTACTAGTGCCGACAAACTTATAGGCTATCTTGCGTATAGAGTAGATACATCTAGCAACTGTGCTTATAATTTTGGGCTTTACAGTTTTGACAAGGGAAATCCACTAATTGGAAAAGATTTATTTGGAAAAATGGAAGAACTAGTAAAACAATATCATAGAGTAGAATGGAAAATGATAAGCGGAAATCCAGTCCAAAGGCATTATGACAGATTTTGCGTGAAACATCATGGGAATATCGTTGTTTTGCATGATGTATGCAAGGACAGCAAGGGCAAGTGGCATGATGAGCATATCTACGAGATTGTGAATGAAAGGAAGTGAGGGTATGGAAAGGCTGACCGAATACATTGAGGAAACGCCTACCGTATATGGTTGTGGCAAAAATTGCAAACATGATTACAAATATTGCAAATATAAGAAAGATGACTGCCCAACGCTAGATGATATTATAGTAAAATTAGCAGAATATGAGGACATGGAAGAGCAGGGCAGATTGATTAAATTACCTTGCAAGTTCAACAGTATATTATATGTTGTTGATAAAGAATTGAAAAAGATTTTTGAAGTAAAATTGCAAAGTATTGAGGTAATGAATTTAGGCTTGGCATTTAACGGAGTTTGGAATGACGGAACTGATGAAGCAACTTCATTTGCACTTAACGAAGAATATTTTGGAGATTTTGTATTTCTAACAGAGGAAGAAGCACAACAGGCATTAAAGAAGCAGAAAGAGGTGGAATGAATGAGATTAATTGACGCAGATACACTTTTAGAAAACTACAACCTGAAAAATATGCACAAGTACAATGCAGACGGAAGTTTAAACAGAGAAGCCACGAATACACTTATGCTGTATGAAGTTGCAGATATGATAAAGGACGCACCGACAGCGTATGACGTGGACAAGGTACGCAAGAAACTATCAGAAGCGAAGGACATAGATAATTTAATCGACTGCGACCATGCAATCAAAATTGTAAAACAAGGTATAAACAATATTTAAAAATAGGGGGCTTGCCATGCACAACTTTCACAAACTAAGCAAGCCCGAACTTGATTATCTAAGGGAAAACTGTAATTTCACCGCAGATGAAACCAAAATGATTGAATATTTAAGCAATGGAAAATCCTACATGGAAGTATCGTTAAAAATGAATTGTTCCATTGCAACCATAGCAAGGAAAGTCAGAGGAATAAAAGACAAGGTAGAAAGGAGTGAGAACATGGATAAAAAGAAAATCCCAACATGGGAGAAGCTAAACCTCACAGTCGAGGAGGCAGCAGAATATAGTGGAATAGGAATAAACAAACTGTATGACATGATTAAAAGTCCGTCATGCACCTATACACTCTATGTAGGCAAAAGAACGCTAATTAAGCGGAAAGCCTTTGAAAAGTACCTAGAGGACATAGACGAGGTATAACTATAAACGTGACAATTTAAAACAAAATATTGAAGTATAAGCCTTTTTATGGTATGCTAAAGTATCATATCAAGGCTTTTCCTATCAATAAGGAGGTGTGTATAACATGGGAAAAGACCTAAAAGGCAGGGAGCTTGGTGAGGGAATAAGTCAGAGAAAGTCAGATGGCTTATATTCTGCAAGGTTCACCAGCAGACAAACTGGAAAGGTAGTACAGAAGTATTTTCCTAAGCTAAACGATTGCAAAAAATGGTTCATTGAGGCAAAATATAAT